ACGTTATTTAGATCGAATGTAGTTTCGGCGCGGCCTTTAATAATTGAACCACGGGCCATACCCGTTAGCGGGTAGTCCGTTGGAATCATGGAACGGGCGCTAGTAACAATTAGGTTGCCTGCGCCGCTTTGTATGTCTTTCGTAATTTGGCGGCGGTACGACGGGTCGAAGTCGTTTAATTCTTTTAGCGTTTCTTGGATACCAAAAACTTGTAGTTCACTTGCGACGGGCACTCTTAGCCTGCTTGTCTAATACGTCGATAACGGTCGCTATGTCGCGGGTATCTATTGGGATATGCGGCGGCCAGTAGCCCGTTACTACCAGTATTTCTGCTAGTTGGCGGGAATAGGTCCCGCTTGCGTAGGGTTTGTGGGTTCATTGTCCACCACTTCTAATAAGGTAATTGTTTTGGCGTAATCGTCCATAGAAACGGGAACGGTAAGGCCCGCAAGTTTTGACGCCTCATACGCAAAAAATGTTAAATCCTCATAACCAATACCGTTGGCTAGGTCGGAAGCGCGTTTTTTATATTTGCGTTCCCACATAATCATAATGTAAAGGTTTGTTTTAACGTCTGCGGTTTCGCCGTTGCGTTCTACTCGAATTGTTATATTCATGTCGGGGCCTTTCGGTTACGGGGTTACGTCTGCGGTGTAAACGCCGCCATGAAACGTTATTGAGGTGGTACTTAATTCACCAAGAGCAAACGAATGAGGTAGTTCGGCCAAGAACGCCCCGGTTAGGGTAAAACCGGGGTTGGTGGCACTATCGGCACCTACGGCGGGTTTCACAATAACGGTAGTTGCGGTGCCTACTAGGTCCTTCAATGTTGCGTAGGTTTCAGACGCGGCGTAAGACATATACAGATCTAGGGTTACTTCGTGGTCGCCCAAGCCCTTAACGTACTTGTTGTCCACGTCGCCAAACGCCGTAGCGGTCAATTCTGCGTAACGCTGTGTAAACGTTGCCGAAGTACATTGGTCCGACAGATCGACGCTATTAACGGTTACTACGGGGTTTGATAAAATGGTGCTTGTTGCCATGGTTTTTATTCCTCGGTTTCGGTTGTGGTTTTGACTTTACTAGGTTTCGGGGCTTTTGTGGGGGAAGGTTCACCAATGAACCCGCCCGCGATTAGTGCGGCAATATCTACGCCTTTTGCCTTGGCGCTGTCGGCGTCGTAAAACGCGCCTACGGTGCCTACTCGTTCGGAAAGAATTACATACATGGTTTAACTTGTTTGGGCTTGAATGTTTACGGTGAGATCATAAGCGGGTAGTTCCACGCCACCAATTAGCGCCATAGTTGGCCTGCCTGCGGTAATGCCAACGTTAGAACCTAGGACCTTGGCGGCAAGGTTCATTAATGATCGTTGGGCGTCAAGGTTGCCGGGGCCTAGCGTGATACAACGAATAGGGAACGTCATTTTTACAATGTTGTAGTTCCACACTTCAAATGTGGGGGCGTCAATAAATACGCATGGCGGAACAAGGTTACGGGGGTCCGTCACTACTTGAAGCCCTGTAACGGTTCCGAGTTTCGCCGCTAGGTCGTCTAGGCACTCGTTAAACAAGTCTGTAAAGGCCGCTACGGGCATTAGGCGACCTGCGGGCGGTCAATACCCAATAGTTGTTTAATGACGCCGTTAAGGCCCGTTACGGGGCCACCGCCTATGCCGTCAAAACTTGCGAAACTGTCAATAGATCCGCGTTGCCTGTATAACATTCCCCCATATTGAATAGCGCCTAGCGACACGTCGCCCGACGGGGAAGTAGACAAACTATCCAAGTAGCCCGCTTCACGACGACGGCGATAGCAGAAAGCGTTAGCGGCGGCCGCGCATTGGGTTAGAAAAGTTTGGTCGGCCGCCGTAGCGGTTCCAATTCCGAGCCAGTCCTCGATATTTCCGGCGGTAATCCATGTACAAACGGGCGTAATAGTTAGGGTCCCGTTAGGGATAGCCTCGGAACGTTCTAACGCGTCGCCAACGTCATAATAAAGAACTTGGTTCTCTATGGGAAATTGTGGGTCTAGTAATAGATCGCCTTGGTCGTCTACGCCAATAAACAAAAACAACGGGCAAGCGTAAACCGTGTGGGTACCGTTCAGGCCGTGGCCTAAGCCCGCTACCGTAATTGTGTCGCCCGGTGTTATGTCGGCGTTCGTCAGTAGTTGTACTACCGCGTAGTCGTCTAGCCGTTGGTGGTGGGTTATTGAATAAACCGCCATAGCGGATACCCGCCTTTCGGTTTAGACGAACTTAACGAACTTGGTGGCGTCTGCCATGAATGACGCGGCATAACCACGGAACGCAATAGTACGGCCCAAGGTAGAAGGTACGTCAATAGAAATTGCGCCCTTCATTTGTTCGTAGAACTCGAAGCCTGCGGCGGGGCCTGCGGCGTGTCCCATGAATGATCCGGGTGCGTTTTTGTCTACTACAAGAACGAGGCCCAATGGGTTTCCGTTCCATGTATTAGCGGCGGCGTTTCCTGCGGCGTTTTGGCCCATGAGGTTAGGCGCGCCCGTGTATGGGAATACCGGACGGTTCGAGTCGTCTACGGACGACGAAAGCGCCGCCCAACTTGCGGGCGTTACTACCATGTGGGTAGGTAGGTAGTTAGACGAAGCCGAAATTTGACGGGCACCGTCGTAAATTGCGGCTACCCAGTCGGCACCTACGGCGGTGTCTGCCACGCTTGCGGTTTGTGAAATTGCCGCGTGGCAAGTATCTACGGCGTAGTTATCGGTTGCCTGTCCGTAGGCGATAGCCAACTGATCGAGAATAATCGTAATAGACGCGGGATCGGACCAGTCAAGATCTTGTTCCGAAACGGTGACGTATGTTCCAAATGTAAGTTTAGAAATATCCGTATTTGACACGGTCACGGTTGAAGGATCAAGCGTGTTTAACTGGCCTGTTGGCTGTTGTGTTACGACGGGGCGTACCGTAATTTTTGGGCGGCGGAAAGTAGCGCCGGCTGTTGGCATAGCCTTAGTTCCGATAGCAGAAACGAAAGGCCTAATCGGGTTAAGCGAGTCGTACACACTTCCGGTGATAATTTCGGGCAAAATGCCGGGGGTGTCGGCTGTGGTGATATTTGGCGCGGCGGCTTTAATGCGGCCGTTCAATTCCGCAAACGCGGTAGGGCCTGCGGCAAACGCGGCCATATATTCCGCGACGCTAGGCAATTTCAAGCCGTGGTTTACCTGTGCCCATAGTGGGGTTACGGGTGTACTTGCCTCAATGTTTACGGCGTTTTCGGTGACTTCTGACATGGTTTCGGTTTCCTCTACTTCGGATACTTCTAGGGTTTCGTCGGCGTCGGGTTCCGTCTGATTACTATTATTACCACTTTGGGCGGCTATTTGGTGGATACGGCTATCGGAAAATGCCGGCATGGGGACCACCGATAGTTCGGCCCATGTAGCGGCCGTAACTTCCATGGTTCCGTTTTCGTCGTAGGACCACGCGGTAGGTGTCGCCCCAACGCTTACGCCAGTTAGTACGCCGTCCATGGCTAACGTCAAGGCTTCACGGCCGTTAGCCGTGTCACTAATGCGGGCCTCGAAGTACATACCGTCGGACATTTCTACGCGAGCGGTCACAACGCCAATAGGGCGCGTGTTGTCGTGGTATTGAAGCAATACGGGCGCTTGGCCTTCGGTTGGCATTGAACCCGGCATAAAGCGAACCGTTGTACCGTCCGAAGTTGTGGCGTCTACGCCGTACGGAACGGCTAGGCCCATAATCGTACGCTTCGGGGTGCCGTCGGGCGCGGCGGCGTCAATGGTGATCGGTGAAGGTTGAAACTTAATCATGGGGTTAATCCTCGTTCATTGGGTTTGTTTGGTTTGGTGTCGGGCTTACTGTTTCCTCGACGTATACGCCTTCGGTGTTCATTTCCTCTAAATAACTTTCGACGTCTAGGCATACATAGGTACCGTTCGGTAGCACGTTGTTAGCCGACAATGTCTGGTTAAAAACCTCTATGTAATTTTTCGCCGCAAACAAATATAGATCTTGCTTGGCTTGTGAAGCATTTTGGTAGGTATAACCGCCAACGTCAATACCCAAAAGGTACGCGGGAACGTTTGCGTAACGGCTTAATTCTTTTGCTTGGAACTCGCGACTTTCAACCAAAAGCATTTTATCCGGGGTTGCCGTGGTCGCTTCGTAATCTAGTTCTTGTGAAATAAAAGCCGTTTGGTTTGTAGCGCGGGCTTCGTTGAACGCTTGGGCCATGTCGCGCATTTCTTGCGCGGTCAAGGGTTCCCCGGATTTTTGATTAAGAACGCCTGCGGGAATTGCCGACGCGGCGTTACGCCATGCC